CTTTTTCTCAGACCTCAATCGTCTTTCCTTTTCTTCATTGTACCTCTTCTCAGCCTCTCGTATGCGCTCCGTCTCAGTCTTGAGCGACATCATTACCGCCACCAGACTCGCTACGGCTGTAGCCACCAGTACATAGGGGTTCGTGAGCATGGTGCGATTGAGAAGCTTCTGAGCCTTTTCAACAACAACCAGTGCCTTGAAATGAGCCATCTCGGCAATTGTCCAGCCCTTGGTTGCTGCTGCACTGACCATCACTGCGGTGCGGTATGCGCCGTATGTACCTACCAATCCGATAATGGTGCGCCCTACCTGCTCATAGCTTTCAACCAGACTGGAAGCAACGTTTAATGTCCCGGAAATGACATCCTGACTCTCCTTGCCCAATTGGTTGAGCATCTGTTCAATACTGTCTTCCAAATTGGAAATCTGCCCTGCAATAGTCTTGCTTTGATCAGCCATCAGTCCACCGAATTTGCTGGCCTCGCCGGTAAGGGATTCAATTGCTTTTTGTACATGAGGAAAGCCTACCCTACCCTCTTCAACCAAACCTTTGACCTCTGCCTTCGTTACACCAAACTGCTTGGCCAATTCTTCCATGAGAGGAATGCCGCGACCCAGGAACTGATTAAGGTCTTGAGTATATAGTCTGCCCTGTACCATGGTCGTGCCGTAAAGATACGCGAGGTCGTTAATAGGGATGGAAAGACCTGCGGCAATGTCGCCCAGTCGGATTAAGGTATCATTGACCTTTTCTGCCTCCAAGCCGTATGCCAGCAGTTGCTTGGCACTTCCAGCAATGTCGGTCATGCCGAACGGAGTAGTGGCGGCAGTCTGTATGAGTTGCTGCATGAGCGCATCGGCTTGAGCCTTACTGCCAAGCATGGTTTCGAATGCTATCTCAAACTTTTGGAACTCACCGCGCACGGTTGCCAGTTGCGTAGCAAACGCTCTTAAGCGATCCATGGCGAACGCTCCTACAACCACATTGCGAAGACGGCTAAACGTCTTATCCATCGCATCACCTTCCTTTGCGGCTGAACGGCTAATGCCTGATAGGATTTGCCGGGCTTCAGCTGCCCCTGAACGTAATGCAGAATTGTCAAGTGCTGTTCCGTAATAAAGTCTTCCGTTATCTCTTTCCATAGCTAATAACAATTATCAAAGAATTGCCGTACACGTTCGCGGTTACGCGGATCGTCAGCACGTATTTCCTCATGCTGTTCTTGTTGGTTTTTCTTTGCGCCATCATAGGATGGTAGTACCGCGCCATACAGCATGAAGTTGGCATAACTCATGTCAAGGACGTAATCGAACCGTAAATTGTAGGCCTTCGCTATACCTGCGATGAGTGCCCAGATGCTATCGCTTCTTTCTCCACTTTCGTCGGTCGAAGCAGATTGACCCCGCTGAGGAAAGTGGTAAGAGCGAAAAAATCGCTTAATTCCAATGTACCTAGAATGCGCGTGATGATGTCAAAGATTTGTCGCGGGCTGCAATTCTCCAGCACTTCTCGCGTGAGTTCTTCTACGGCATTGGTTTCCTTCCATCGGCGCGTATCGATGAGGCCGTAAAAATAACGCCCCCCACTTACCAGCCTGCGACCAACCGATTGACGGCATTTCTTGGCACCCAATATCAGGATGGCGGCAATCTCGCCCAATTCAGTGCAATCCCTTCCGACCGATAAACATTCTTCCAGAACATTATCAGCATCGAGCTTCGTGTGCGGTAACCGTGACACTGCCTCACTGACCATGATAAGCGTTCCGACGGATGGGGGAGCAACCTCATAGGAAGTATTCCCCACGAATACCGTCAACGGCTTTTCCAAAATGGTTTCTGCAACCTTTTTCTCAATCATTTCTTTCGTAAAAAACAAAGTACGGACGCGATACGTTAGCATCGGGCATCCGTACTTATCAAAGCCATGAAGAATTACAATACTATACGCCACCTGTCTTGGTATACGGCTTGACCGTATTACCAGTCTTGGGCTTGAGACACTGGCACACGTAGTGAAGCATCTTGCCCTCTTCAGTAGAGTAGCTTTCATCCACACGTACCATCGAGCGGTCAATCTGGCATCCCTCACACGCTGTATCTTCCGGCGTGATACGGAATGCATGCTCACCTGCCACAACGCCGTCAACGTCTTCGAAAGGACGTTTTTCCTTCTTCTTGACGTAAAGGTCGAATTCAAGAGTATAGGTGTTGGCAGAATAGCGAATGTCAACCAATCCGCCACCTTCTTCTTTTGCCTCCTTGACGTCACCTGCGTTGGCTGTCACCTTCGTAGTGCCATCCTTAGGAGTAGGAAGTGCTTTCCATACAGCGGCAGCACTGCCTCCCTTAGGTTCGCCGTTTTCGGAGTCCACGTGCTCAAGAGTGCACTTACCCCATGATAATACTGACATGATTTCTATTTTTTAGTTTAGTTATTGAAATACCGATAAGCGAGTTTTACCACAACAAAGTGTTGATGAATTTCGTCGTCTGTTTCAGTGTAGATGGTCTGTTGCAATCGGAAAAGATAACATGACTTTTGCGCCGTCAGACTATCAACCCATTGCTGTGCCATCTGTTCAAGCTGTTCGGTACGAGCTGCATCTTCCACCCATACGCCGTTCCCCCATGGGGCAATATCCGGTGAGTATAGCTGGATGGTTACCACACCAGACTGAACCTCTTCAGCGAGTCCGGATGAGAAAATGACAATTGCATCCTCCGTTTGGCTGCCACGCGGTCGCATCCCCTCGCGATAGATGCCGCCTGTTATTGCCTTACGGAGAGAACTGTCGCGCAGCATGCGATAGACATCGCCCTGTACCTGTTTTGCCGTCAATGCCATCTGTTCAATGATTTAGCCCAAGTTTACGCAAAAGCCTGTCTGTTAATCTATCGGCCAACAATTCAGAACCGTCAAGTACGTCGTACCCTTTCGCTGAAACATGAGCCGCATATTCCATTCCGGCCACTACGATAAGGCAGATACCTTGCGGAAATTCCTTTGCTAATTTCCGGGCAAACTTCTTCCCTTTCCTTATGCCATAATCGCCACCCTTGACCGGGATGAAGTTTGACATAAAAGAAACGTTCCCGTCAACGCTAATCACGTATCCGATTGAACTGCGCAGATTGCCTGTTTGGTCGGTATAATTACCATCCATCCGGGCTTTGTTGACGCAACGCTCTCCAATGACTTGAAGACCGCGAATCAGTGCCTGCTTAAAGCGTTCCAACCTCTGCTCAGTGTATCGCTCTATCTCCCCCATAGGGGTCAATGACCGAATAGGCATAATTCAGACCGTTAAACGGATTATCCCGACGGCATCAAGAGGCTCAATTTGAATCACTGCATACTCGCCAAGAATATCCCCATCATCACGCACCAGCCGAATTTCTTCAGATAGAATAGGCGTATCTGCTTCCACGCATACAGAATACGTCCTTTCCCGATAATTCGAACCAAGTGCTGACACCGCCAGAAGATTCTCTTTAATGAGGGCAATATTACAGGGCTGTGGTTCGCTCCAATATTCCTTCGGGATAATCGGATAACCCGTCTCCGGGTCAATGTCACCAGCCTGCAGCTTTCGCTTGAATTCTATTGTGCCGTTCGTGATAATCATAATCGTGAACCTTTGTATCCGTAACGTACAGCGGTCGCTTGGTTCGCTTCTTCAAAACGATGATAAATCGCGTCTGCCTGCGAACGTAGCTGTTTGCGCTGTGCGTCTGTAAAGGAGAAGGACTGCCCACCTTGAGCCACATCGGGCGCAATGGAGAGCCACAACAGCAGATCTGCCTTCGCCAACTGATAAGCCGCCTCAAGCATGTCACCTGCCGTGATAGTTTCTTCCAGATTAAGCCCGCGTTTGTCGGCAATTTCAGCCAATGCACGCTGCGGAATCGGATAGGCATTAATTCCCTTTAAGTGGTCAATTACTCTCGCCATATTTTAAGCCCATGCTGTTGCGTCAGTCTTGACGTAGAGATTGCGGTATGCCGTATCGAATACGGGAATCGCGTCTGCCTGACCAATCGTGATTTCAGCCTGGGGTTCAACAGTACCGTACTTCTTGACCACGGTATGCGAACGTACGGCGCGGATGATATTCTCATTGTTTTCTTGAAGGATATCATACTGCGTTGAACCAAGACGCTCCGTTTCAGAAAGAATCAGACGTCCATCCTCAAAGGGATTGGCTGAGGTCTGAGTTCCATCCGCGAACTCTCGGGTCACGGTCTGGTCAATTACACGGAGCTGCAAGCCGTTCAGCCATGCTTGACGCGCAAGCATCTGGTTGACCTGTTCAAGGTCAGGAGTCTGACTGATACCGACTACGTTGGACATATAAGAGGCGCAGCTCTTAATCACCTGCTCACAGGAGCAGATTTTGTAAAGTTCGTCTTGGTTGATGAACGCAAACTTAGGATTCAACCCCTTACTCTTGGCATACTTCACGAGCTTCACGAGGTCATCGATAACTGTTGCCTGTGCAGCCTTGCTCCAATCGGTAGCCGTCTGCTGCTTGAGGTCGCTGTCAACGGCATAATCGAGGTCGAACTCGTTTGCATAGGTAGCGTTATTGGTGGTCGAGAAATGAAGCACACCTGCATTAGAAGCCAGCTTCCAGGCAATGAACTCCAATTCACTTTGCACGCCGTTGAAGCAGAAATCCACGTCGCCGCCCCAGTAATCTACCAGTGCCACGGCATCGGCGTCTTGCGCCAGTGCGCGTGCCGTCTGATAATCCTTGATTTCGGAACGAGAGAGCTCGCGCGAAATCGAGATGAACGGGATGTCACCGCGAGCCGTTTCGAACACCGGGCGGCTCTTGCGCAAAATCGTTCCGTTGTCCGTGTGAAGGTCTGCAGCGACATTCTTGCTCGCCAGCTGGTTGGTAAGCGTGCGCCAGCTGAAGCCGTTGACCTTCTTGACCGGAAAATGCTTGCCGAAAAGAAAGGGCTTCGCATCTACCGAATTGAGACGCGCCTGAACCATCTGCTGGTTCAAACCGTCAATCATCGTATTTACAATAGTTGCCATGTCTTACAGTCCGTTTTTAATAGTTGATTATGCCCTTGAGCTTGCTCTCTACGCAGGCGGGGAGCGGATTGCCCTTGGTAACAGCCATTACCCAGGCATCAGTGTCTAAGTTGTCGCCCTTGATGATTGGCTTGCCTGTCCCGGCAATAGCGAACGGCTGGTACTTGAGTGCGGAATCCGCTGCGGTTGCCTGTGCCTTGGCTTCCACAATACACGCGCCCTTGGCTATCTCTTCGCCCAGTGCCGTGCTGATGGTAAGGGCGTCGAGCTTCTTGTCGGTGGTTACAATATTGGTAATGGCGTAAGCCTTAGCACCCTCCTTCGCCATGACGAAGTCTCCTACTTTAAAATTGTGACCCTTGGCCACCTTGAGGTTGACTTC